ACTTTTATATTTTCCAGATTTTTTTCAATCGCTTCATACGTATAGCTTATCGCATCAAGCATAAATTCATTGTCAAAATTCCTATCAACAAGCGTATAAAGCAAACTTCCAAATTCAGGTCTCATAACTCTGCTTCCAAGAGGCGTCGTTAAAACTCTTTTTATTGCTTCTTCGGTCTTAATTTTTTTAAGCATCTACCCGCCTATAAACACATTAGAACTTCCACTTGCTTGAGTGCTACCGCAGCTAACACCGTCGCCAACCTTTTGAGCGCTTCTTCCATTTACAAATACGCTGTTGCTTCCAACCATAACCCCGCTGTGAGTTTCGGGAATGGGAGGACATGTATGAGGAGTTGAACTGTCTCCCGCTCTTGCCGCACCAATTCCGTTTACAAAAACATTGCCGCTACCCTCAGCTATTGCATGTCCAGGCCAGCATCCATGTCCGCTTAAAGCATCCCCGATTCTTGTCATAGCGCTCATAACTTCTCCTAATTTAGATTAATCTTGCTTCCTCTGATATTTATAACCCCACTGCTTGCAATGTTTATCCCAGCAGTCGCCGCAATGTTTAAAAAACCCGGAGTAAATAAATTCAGATTAACGCCATCGCTATCAATCCTAACTCCTCCGCTAAACTCTACAATAGCCAAATCAGGACTGCTTCCAACAGGCTCTTTGCAACTTTCATTAAAAATGCTTGGGATAATAAACCCTGAGTTTGCATTCCCGTAAGGACATACAACCATTACCTGCTCATTTACCCTTACGGGAATGAAAACTTTAATAAAAGAATTTCCTATCATCTTAACAGGCAAAAAGTCAGTTACCCTTCCCAAAATATTTACCCTTGCAAGAGCTAAACCATCAGCACTTTTTACCTCTGTTACCGTTCCGACCTGAACGATATTGTTTAGTTTTCTTTCAAACTCTCTCACTTGCTGTCTCCAAGAGTTTTTTTCAGGAACTTTAAAATCTCATACTGTCCGCTCTTTAATTCCTTAATATCTTTATCAAGGTTTTTTACAACAAGTTCAAATTCTTTTCTCGTTACAAACTTTTCTTCCGCGCTTATCAAATCGATATGGTGTGCGGTAGTTTGTTCAAGAATTGTAATTTTCTGTTTATATTCAGAAAGCTCTTTTACTTCCCTTTTCATTCCGTTTACTTCCTGCTCGGTTAAGACAACTTTTTCGCTTATGTTATCTAGCTTGCTAAACATAGTTTTTTGTGCTTTTATAAGCTCAGCCACCTGATACCTAACTAAAAACCAAGCGCCTCCAAGAGAGGCTATAAACGTTCCTATATATAAAGCGTCTCTGTCAATATTCACTTCTTAACCCTCCCAATGCTCTCTACAAATCCTCCGCCAAAATAAAAGCCAACTATCGTCATAACAATCCACCCTAAATTTACACTATTAGCGAAATCAAGGGCTTCTTTAACCCTGTTCATATCAACCCAGCCGTATAACGCACCTAAAATCCCGTTAATTACAATAAATAAAAACGTAAAAATAAAAGCAACAGCCAAAATTCTCTGCGTTACCTTAAACGGGTGATAGGCTTCAAGAAGTTTAATTTTCTGTTCAGCTTTCATTTGTATAAGTTTTTCTCTGTCTTGTGCTTTTTCTTCATCTGTATAAAACGCTTCGTCTAAAAGCTCAGCACCTTTTTTTATTATGTCGCTTCCTCCAAAAATGTTTTTTAAAAATCCAAACACTCTAACCCTTTAATGCTTTTTGTAATAATCCCACGCAACTTCTTGCACTTTTTCCGTATCTAAATCTACGTGTATAAAATTTTGTCCAATACCTATTCTTTTAAATCCGACTTTAAGTAGGGCATTTAAAATTTTGTATCTTTGTTTAGAAGAATTAGTTTTAATATCTGCCGCGAGTCCTTTTAAATGCGAACTTGTAGGAGAACCGCCAACTTCTTTATTATGCTTAGAACATCTATAACCGCTCGTAATCACAAAAGGCACTCCGGCAATCTCCCTCGCTTCGTCAAGTTTTGCTAAAAACTCATCTTTTATTTCGTTTCTTCCGCAGCAAGGACAGGCGAATTCTTCTTTTTTAAAGTATTTGTAGCTCATTTATATCCCCCATTTTTCTGTGTAGTAAGTTATTTCTATTTCTATTTTCCCAAGTCCGACTAAATGTTTGTCATAAGAAAATTCGATTTCATTGCTTTTAAAACTTGTATAATCGCCTAAAAGCATCTGTTCTTCTAAATTCTTAATTACGCTTAAAATTTCTTGTAATTTTTCTCTTAAATACGCAGGTGTAGTGTTTGCATCGCTAACAAGTAAATCAATATCAACTTTTAGAGAATGTTTAGAGCTACCGCTTACCTCTTCACTCTCTACATTATCCTCAGTATCTCTTATAACGATAAGTGGATAACTTTCTACTTCGTGCGGATTAATAACCCACTCATAAAAATTTTTTACAAATCCGCCGTTAGCAACGTCAAGTGTTTTAAGTCCGTTTTTTAGGTTGTCTATAATCTGCTGTCTTCTCATATGGGTAGTTTATTAAAAGAAAGGGTTAAAAATATAGTGTACTAAAATTTAGTAGAAGCGTCTTTGCTAAGGTAAAATTTTGTAGTTAATTCGTCTTTAAACTCTTTTTTTGTAACGTAGTAATTTGTATCTCTAAAAATAACCAAATCACCAGTTTTTATATTTTTCACGTCAGTTGCTTTTGCAAGTATCGCAGGAGAATAACCAAGATAACCGTCATCAAGAAGATATTCACTTTTTTCATAAAAAATTACGGGAAAAGAATTCCCGTTAAATTCCGCCGTTTCGGCAAACTCATCAAGATTAAATATTACATTTAAGTCTTCTTGTAAATAATCTTTCAGACTCAACCTGCCGCCTTGATAGCTTCTATTATTTCAACTTTTTTCATTTTAGGTTGCAGTTCAACGCCTTTTTGTTTAGCAATTTCTTCAAGCTCTTTTACGGTTAAATCCTCTAAATTCCCAAAATTTCCATTTTTAACATTTTTCCTCTTTTCTTTTTGTTTTTCAAAAGCGGCTTTATTGCTTCTCTCGGCCTGCCCGGCTAAAATCATTCTATTACCTAAATCATCTCCAACTTTAACAATATCTCCGGCAACGTATTTTTTTCCTTTATATACCGCCGCTCTTTTAAGTTTTACAAACATTTTTTGTCCTTATCTGTTTAGTAGAAATTCTACCGTTCCCGCAACGTTAGCAGTTTTACCCGTTACGGCATGTCCTGCAGGATTATATTTTGTAGCAGGGTCACCACCATCATCCGCATCTGTTGTAAGCACTCTATTTATATGGTCCCAATAGAGTTTATCCCCAACTTTAATTTCTTTATCCGTCGCCGCTACTGCTTCTACTACTACATTTCCAACATATACTGTAATAGTTTCTCCGGCAAGTCCGCTTGTTCCGGCAACCGCTATAAGGTCTTTCCCGTATTGTAAAATATCTCCAACCTCTACATTTTCAGACAGAGTAAAAGACACTCTGTCCGCTTCTTGTCTAATTACTGCTTCTTTATTCATTCTCTACTCCTTATTGTCCGTTATTTTTATAAAGACCTCTAAAGTCTTCTGCAGTTACACCAAAGTCAAATACAATTGCGTATTCAAGTCCGTCAATCGTGCTTCTTCCGATTTCTTCAACGATAGGCTTACCATCAGTGCCTTTTAGATGTCCAACTTTAATAGTCTTTTTAGCCGCTGCAAGATACCATGCTTTTGCGTCTTCAAGCTCCGCATCAGAAACAAGATCAAACGCTCCTCTGAAAGGATTTGCTACTCCGCTGTTTTGTGCTTCAACTTTTGCAGTAGAGTTTAGAATTTGCAATGCCGGCACTTCAAGCTCAGGCGGTACAAGCAAAAATTTAGGCAGGATTCTTAACTGTTTTCCATCAAAATCTTTTTGTCTCATCATCTTAGTTCTTGCGGCAGCCAGACTATCTGTGCTAAGAACCGCACCGGTAGCGTCATAGTTGTTGTGCGCCGCATCAAAAATAGGTTTTCCGTCATCCATTACGAAGTTTGCATATTCTCCTCTTCTTTGTAGAAGATCATAAACATGTCTATTTTTAAACACTTCCACCTCTTGCACCATATCTTGTATGTCGTCAATAAACGCTCCAAGGTCATCGTTAATCAACATTTCTCTTGTAAATGCAAACCTTGCACCGTAAGAATAAATTCTCCAAGTAATGCCGGTTTCGCCTTTTTCCACGTATTTCGTTCTTCCAAGCTCTTGCACTTTTTGGAATTGTGTACCAAAACTCCCTTTTCTTACTTCTGTTCTCGGTTTAAAGTCGTTAAACTCAGCTTTTTGCACCCATTTTCTGTAAGTTACAGGAGCGACTTCCCACGCTTCTTGTAATACTTTATTTTGTACGTTCGATAGCAATAAAGGGAAATCGCTTGTAGTCATCGCCCTTACAAGTTCTGCCTCACTTGCTTCAAGAGACAGTCCTGCGATTTTTCTAACCATATTTTGTACGCTCATACCTCTAAACATGTCAGCGTCTTTATGTTTTTCACGAGGGCTAAATCCAAGTCTAAGCATAAGCCCGTCGCTCATCGCCCTAATCATTTCCTGTCTGTTTTCATCACTTCTTTTGCCGGCAAACACTGTCGGCTGAGATTTTGTTTTTTCATCAAGCAATGTTCTCAAGAAATCTTCCTTTGTTTTAGTTTTGTCATCTAAAAATCTTTGGACAACTTCCTTATCCGCACCATACGCAATAGCCAAATCCTGAATTTCAGCTTTTCTTTTTAATTCTTGCATTTCGGCTTCTCTTGATTCAAGCTCTTTAAGTTGTGCTTTTAAGCCTTCAAGTTCCCTTGTCTGTTCTTCGTTTCTCTCTTTAAGAGCTTGAAGCTCTTTTAATCTTTCTTGCATTTTTTCTTTATCCAATTTCTCCTCCTTAAAAGTTTTACTTCTTCCAACCGTTGCTCCTTTATCAAAACCTACACCTACAGCGCTAACTTCAATCACCTCAAAATCCGTAACCGTAACGATAGGCGGCTCACCCGTTCTATCCTCAACGTTTACGGCATTAACCCTGTATCCAATAGATACGTCAGTCAAAATACCGTCTTTATACTTTTCAAATACCTCAATCGCATCAGGCGTAGAGCCAAACACGACGTCAGCTTTCAATTCACCGTTTTCTACACGGACATTCTCAATTTTGCCGATAGCACTATCAACGCTTCTATCGTGGTCCTTAAAAAAGGTTTTCAAATTGTCAAACTTTGCGCCGTTTACATCAAGTCTTTCAATATATTCGACTTCGCCGCAGCAATATCTCGCTCCCTCATTATTCTTAGAAATCAGAATAAAAGGTATGCGCCTTTCTTTTTCGTTTATAAGTTTTTTCTGAGGCGACGCTCTTCTTTGTATCTCGCTTCCGATTATTTTAGTTTTCAAGTTCATTTAACGCTCCTTCCCCTAAGTATTTTTTTATAAGCTCATTTTCTCTTTTTTGCTGTATAAGCACTTCCTCAAAATCTTTACCCCTGCTTGCAACCACTTCACTTTTTGTAGTAAGTCCAAGAGCTAACTCCATTTCAATTGCTTTCATATCTTTTAACGGGTCTACCCACTCTCTTGCAGGGGTAACCCATTTAGGTTTTAGATATTTTTGCTTGTTTTTAAAATAAGCAACGGGATTAACACTTTTTATTCTCCCGGCCATTACCATTGCGTCAAGCCAACTCTCAAAAATAGGATTAAGCACATAATCAATTAAGTGTTGCTGCTCGTAATCAAATCTTTTATTATCCTGGATAATGCTTGCTCTTGCACTGCTATAATTCACGCGGCTAAAATCTCTAAAAGCCAATTCATAGCTCACGTTTCTTGCAACCGCAATCATCCTTACCACAGTAGTTACAAATTCCCCGTAAGTACTATCCACCAAATCAGGGTCAAGTTTGCTTATTTTTTCACCCTGTCTTAAATAATGCACCATAACGCCGTTTATTTCCTGGAGCATTTCAAAATCTTCATCCTTTTTTAAGCCGTTAGCAAACCCGGGCGCCCCTTCTTGTTCTACCACATAAGCAATATTTGCCCTCGCTCTTGCCGCTTGTATTGTTGCAGTTTGAAACGCAGAAAAGTTTTTAATATCAATTATTGCCTGCTTATATTCGCTAATACCTCTATATTGCGTAGCTCTTTCCATTTTAAAATAATTAATAACGTCTTCAGCTTTTAATTTAATCTCTTTGTAAGCAGTCTGGTAATCTCTATCGTTAATAATGTAGTAATTTACAGGTCTTCCGTTTTCATTTATCTCAATTCCGTCAATCACATTGTCAAAAGTGCTGTATTTTTGTATTCTGTCAGCTTCAATAAGCTGTATTTTTAAAGGAAAGTTTTTATCTCTTGTTAGTTTCTTATAAATTAAAATCTCACCGTCAACCATTCTTTGCTCTAAGATAAGCCTTTGCAAATCGCCAAAATTTAACCTTCCGGTAATGTCACAATTCCCGGCTTTTTCCCACTCTTTCCAAAGTTTTTCAACTTCGTCGTCAAATTTCGAAAATCCGGTTTTGCTTTGAAATTTAATACCTCTTCCGACTACATTATTAACGATAGTTTTATCAATATTCGCCATTATAGGGTTATTTTCGTGCAGCCATCTCGCCCTTGCCCTAAGCGTATCCCTGTCAGGCGTGGCGGTTACTTCAAAAGGAGAATTTGCGTTCCAAAAATCCTTGTTCGCTTTTGTTATGCGGCCGCCTTCATAAAAACGTCTTTTTTTAAAACCAAAAGCACTTTTTATCTTACTCAAAAGAGACACGCACCACTCTCCTTATAGGATTAGAATTTCCACCCGGAACATAATCTCTTCCGTACATTTCAATCTGCTTTATAAGCTCCTGCTCCCTTTTATAAAGAAATTGAATATTGTGATAAGTAATTTTTCTGCCTTCAATTTCATAAGAGCTTACGGTTCCGTC